CGAGCCGATTACCAGCGGCGCGGTGATCGCCGCGCCGGCAATACCAGCCGTCATTCCCGCGCCCTGCATCGCGGATCCGCGGCGCTGCCATTTTTGCACCCCGGCCTGGATGCGGCCATTGCGCTCCAGCTCCTGACGCTGTTGCTGAAGCCGCTTGTTGCTTTCGTAGAGCTCGTGGCCGAGCCGCTCTTCATGCCGGGCGAGCTCGGCGACGTTGACGCCGGCGCGATCGAGGTCGCGGGACAACTGCTGCAGTTCCATGCCCTGCTGCTCGTGCCGCTCGGTCAGGCGCGCTTCCTTGCGCTCCGCCGCTTCGATCGAACGGGTCAGGCGCTTGGTGCTGCCCTCTGCCTTGTCCTTTTCCGCGCGCAGCACGGCCAGCTTTTGGCGTTGTTCCTCGATCGCCTGCGCGCCGGAGCGGAACCGCACCTCCATGTCGCGATAGGCGGAGATGCGCGCCTGTGCCTGTTGCAGGCGATCGATCTCTTTTCGGGTCGCGCCGATGTCGGACGCGGTCTTTTTCGAGGCGCCGCCGATGGCGCGCATCTTGCCTGTCAGCTTGTCGATGCCGGTGAACTTGACGATCAGGGAAAGGGAGCGATCGATGGCCACGTCATTTGTCCTTGGGGCGGCGGGCAACCATCAGGCGGTGCCAGTGCAGCAGATCGGCGATGGCCATCCCCTCCATCTGATCGGGCATCCAGCCCCAGATTTCGGCGAGGTTCGCCATCACCTCATCCAGATCATCGACAAGACCGACCGCGTCGCGGCCGACCTCGTCTAGTGCGTCGTCGGCAAGTCCGCCCGCCTTGCCTTCGTGAACAAAAAATCCACGATGATCCCGGCAATCTCGGCCATGTCGGCCAGATCCAAGAGCGCAGCCTCCTGCTCGGTCAGCACGGGGTCGGTGATGCGGGGGAGCAGCTTGATCAGTGCGGTCACGTCGCCATTGCCAAGGTCGGACAGCTTCAGCCCGCGACAGTCGCCGGGGGTGGGCTTGCGGATTCGCAATTCGGTCACCGCATGTTCGCCGCGCACGATCGGCGCATCGAGGGTGTAGGAGACGAACTTTGGTCCCGGCACAGCCGGAGGGGTGGTTTCCATGTTGTCGGCCCTCCTTACTGGCCGAGGATCGCGCGCATTTCGGCGAGGCGATCAACGCCGCCGACGCGGTAGATGTTGTTGAGGAAATCGATCTCGATCTCGGTCGAGCCGTTGATGTCCCAGCGGAGATAGGCGGCGGTCTGCTTGAATTTGTGCTCGGTATCTTCGCCGGGCTTTGCCGAGCCGGGATCGAACTCGACCCATTTGCCGCGGGTCACCAACTCGCCCGACGCCCAGGTGCCGCTGCCCTCTTCCTGATAGGCACCGGCAAAGCGGCTGAGCGCGCTGGCGACGCCCACCATGCCCATCTGGCGCATCAGGGGCACGGCGATGCCGCCGATCGTCAGTTCGAGCTCGAGCTTTTCGAGCCCGAGATCGATGTCGGTGGGGCCGAGCATCCCGCCGCCGCGATATTCTTCGGTCTTGGCGGTGATTTTGGGCAACGTGATTTCCGGAACCTGATGAATGAACGAGGTGCCGGCGGCGAAGAAATTGAAGTTCTTGAGCTTGGAGGGGAGCATAGTTGAATCCTCAGGTCAGGGCGTTCTTGGTGCCGCTCTGCGCAACAGCGCCACGCGGGGCGGCGGGCGCGCGCGCGATTAGGCGATGTTGCGGCCGAAATCGGCGTAGTAGCGATCTGTGATCCGCTGATTGCCGGTCAGATCCTCCATCGGCGCGCAGGGCGTGTAGTCCCAGTCGATGGCGAGCTTGCCCGCCGCGAGGCTGCCGGCAGGGTTGAGGTCCGGATCGAACCAGGCGTGGCCGCCGATCAGCCGCCCCTGGGCGACCTTGAGCGCGAAATCGGCGTTGATCGTTTCGAGCATCGCCTTGACCAGGCCAGTGGTCAGCGGCTGATCAACTGCCCAGAGCAGGCCATCGGCGATGGTGTCGCGCAGCACCTGCCCCGTGCGAACCGCGCTTTCGAACGCGAACAGCGGCTCGGACGAGCGGGTGCGGTTGCCCCAGAAGCGATAGCCATCCTTGCGGATGATCGTCGTAATCGGGCCGTCGTTGAGCAGGCCCGCATCGGTCGATGCATCCTGAAGATCGAAGAAGACCGGGGTTTCGAGGCCGGTGATCCCGTTGACGACGACGTTGGAGATGGTTTTGTGCCAGCCGATCTGCTCGTCGATCTTGGCGCGTAGGCCGAGCGCTCGCGCGATCGCGTCGCCGCCGCCGGTCGTGCTTTCGGGCCAGAAAAGCATCTGTTCGCGCAGCGCGAAGTCTTCGGCATAGACGAGGGCCTCCGACACGCTGCTCGCGCCGGCGCAATAACCATAGGTCATCGCGTTCAGCTTTTGCGCGGCGATGCCCAGCGCGGCGAAGACCGGGGCAGTGTCGAGGCCCGGCGCGCCAAGGATGCGGGGACGGATACCAACCGCGCCCTCCGCCGCGAGCAGCGCCTGAACGCCCGAATAAGCACCGCCCGCGATCGTGCCGATGACGACGTCGTCCTGATCCTCTGGATCCACGGTCTCGGCGACGCGGACGACGACGAGGACGGGGCTGCACTGATCGTAGATCGCCGACAGGGTGGCAGGCAGCGTGCCGGTGTCGCCGGCGGCGGCGATCGCCGCGCGGATATCGCCGATCAGCACTGGCGTATCGAGGGGAAACAGATCCGCGTCGGCGTCGGGGCCGGTTGCGACCAGCCCGATAACGGCGGTGGCAACGCCGACCAGCGCGCGCGCAGCCAGGAGAGGTTCGTTGATGAAGATACCATGACGGACGGGCATTGGGGGTTCCTTCAGCTTGCCGGGATCAGGGGGAGGGAGAGGGGGACAGACAATCGCGCCAGGGCGTTGGGCGCGGGGGATTCGAGATCGACTCCCTCAAGATCAAGGACGGCCTTGCCGTCGGCGGCGAAGGTCAGGCCGACGCGGGTGAGGCGGAAAAGTGGCTCCCAGCGGGAAAGCGCGACAGCCGTAGCTGCGAACAGGCGCAGTCGGCCGAGAGCGTTCATCGGCTGATCGACCAGCTCGAACAGCATCGAGCCATAGTCCATCCGGTTGGCGCGCGTGCCGATCGGCGTGCCGAGAATGTCGCCCATGCGCTGTGCGAGATGCGCGCGCCCGTCGAGGCGCTTCCCGGTGGTACGGT